AAATAATAAAAAGCTGAACACAGCCACACCAAATTATAAACAAGCGCAAGAGAATGCGCGTAAAGGTGGTCGGCCTAGAAAGCTATCGGAGAAAGCACAGATAATTAATCGTATGCTTCTCAAGGGTATGACTCTGCGTGACATTGGAGATGTACTTGGTGTTTCGCATCAGTCTGTGATGCAGGTTAAACAAAGGTATGATCTGCCGAGAAGGGGAGAGTCGTGAGGGGCGGTGCAGGTCGGACTATAGCACAATACTCTGGGCGAATATGTAACGCCCCCCAAAACTTTTTATCAAATTAAGAGAGGTATGCAATGGAGTTTTTTACAGTTTTTTATATAGAATATGCAATCATGGGCAGGGAGATAAAAACCTATATAACACTGCCTAGTTCCGAAGCGTGTCAGATATTTATACGCGACAACGAGGACATGGATCAGTACATGTTTGCAGATGGTGATGTTAATATGTGGTGCCTAGATACAGGTGTCATATCCAAATCAATTAGACCTAAACTTAGACCAGAGGGAGAACAATGGGAGACGAGCAGCTAAATCCGCAGCAGAAAGCATACTTGCGCTTTCTAAGAAATGAGGTGGACAAGTACGAGCGTGAAGCAAACCGTACCGACTACCACCCGAACGTGCAGCAAGATTTATTCAGGGCGAGAAAAGAACTAAAAGAATATCGCCTAAAACTACAACGCAATGGAGTAAAGATATGAGTAAGAAAGAGGAAAAGGTTTGGCAGTATTTGCTTGCTAACCGCAAAGCCGAATACGCCGAGGTAGCAGAAGCCTGTGGTGTAGACATAGAGTTTGTTAAACAACTTGTTAGTCGTATTGGGTCAGACAACTGGCGCGAAGACATGGAGTTTAGCTACGCCGTATCTAAAATAAATTACGAGTTTAGCCGTGCAGGTATCTTAGACACAGCTAAAGAATACGTCACAAAAGATCGTGCAGCAGACCACGGCGACATGGAAGATAATTTTCTTACTATCGCAGCGTATTGGAACACGCACCTTGGTATTCATTCGATTGGGCCACAAGATGTTGCGGTGATGATGACCTTGTTGAAACTTGCGCGGATCAAGCAGAACGAGAAGCACCTTGATAACTGGGTAGATGCCTGTGGGTATATGGCTTGCGGCGGCGAGATCGTGAGCAAGTGATGGATATCTATACGCTAGATTTTGAGACGTACTACGATCAACAATACTCGTTATCCAAACTTACGACAGAAGAGTATGTGCGTGACGAGCAGTTCGAGGTGATCGGGTTAGCTATCAAAAAGAACAACGGTGCTACGGTGTGGTTAGACGCTCACGAGAAGATCAAGCGTCTACTCACACACATAGACTTCTCTGACAGCGCAATACTGTGTCACAACACTATGTTTGACGGAGCCATACTGAAGTGGCGTTACGGAGTTAACCCAAAGATATGGTTCGACACTATGTATATGTCACGCGCACTGCATGGTGTAGAGAAGGGCGCATCGCTCAAAGCCGTTGCTGAGAGGTACGGTGTAGGCGTGAAAGGGACTGAGGTGCATAACGCCAAGGGTAAGCACCGAGCCGACTTCACCGACGACGAGATAGCGCGGTACGGCGAGTATGCCAAGAACGATGTAGACCTGACGTTCCAGTTGTTCAAACGCATGGGTGCGAGTTTCCCTAAACAAGAGTTAAAGTTAATCGACTTAACACTGCGCATGTTTATTGAGCCGACACTGGAGTTAGACCTTGGGCTACTGGAGCAGCATCTTGAAGATACGAAGGCGCGTAAAGAGAAGTTACTAGACGATGCCAACGTCACCGACAAGAAAGACCTGATGTCTAACCAGAAGTTCGCCGACATGCTACGTGGGTTCGATGTTGAACCGCCGATGAAGATAAGCCTGACGACAGGTAAGGAGACATATGCGTTTGCCAAGTCTGACGAAGGGTTCAAAGAGTTGTTAGAGCATGACGATGATCGTGTACAAACTTTGGTTTCGGCACGTTTGGGTAACAAAAGTACCCTTGAAGAAACACGTACAGACAGATTTATAGGTATAGCTAAACGTGGCAAACTCCCGGTACCTGTAAGATACTACGCCGCACATACTGGTAGATGGGGTGGGTCTGACAAGATTAATCTGCAGAACCTGCCAAGCCGAGGGCCGAACGGCAAGAAGCTGAAGAAAGCTATCGTTGCACCTGAAGGCTACACGGTAGTGGAAGCCGACAGTTCACAGATCGAAGCGCGAGTGCTTGCATGGTTAGCAGGGCAGGACGACCTTGTTAGCCAGTTTGCTAACGGCGAAGATGTGTACATAAAAATGGCTGCACGTATATACGGCTGTGCCGAAGAAGACGTAACAAAAGATCAACGCTTTGTTGGTAAGACCACGATCCTTGGCGCAGGGTACGGCATGGGTGCCGAGAAGTTTGGTGCGCAGCTAAAGACGTTTGGATATGGTGTGTCACCAGATGAAGCGCGGCGTATCATTTCTATTTACCGTCAATCAAACTTTGCGATTAGCAAGCTGTGGCGTGATGCGCAGTATATGGTTAGCCAGTTGGCTAACGGCAGAGCCGTGCCATTTGGGCGTAGAGGCGTGATTGATGTTGATGCCAGTAACAAGGCTTTGATCTTACCGTCTGGGTTACCGTTGTTTTACGAAGACCTAAACTATGATGGCAACGAGTACACATACAAAGTACGTCGAGGCCGAAACAAAATCTATGGCGGCAAGGTAATAGAGAACGTATGCCAAGGGATTGCACGGTGCATAATTGGTGAGCAGATGTTAAGAATAGCCAAGAATTACAAAGTTGTGTTGACCGTACACGACAGTATTGTATGCTGTGTTAAAGATAACGAAGTGGAAGAAGCACAGGCATTCGTAGAGACGTGTATGCGGTGGACACCCGATTGGGCGAAAGGTTTACCTGTCGATTGCGAGAGCGGAACCGCTAAATCATATGGAGACTGCGAATGAGAACTGATGATATGCAAGAAAACTTTGATGCTATGTGTGAAATGCATTGGGCGCAGGTGTTAGACATGGTTAAAGCAAACGCCCCAAAAGATTTAGAAGTTATAGAAGCGAACAAAGAAGTCTGCCTCAATGTTTTTAAACAAGGTGTGCATACAGGTTGGAACGCAGGTGTTACAGAACTTGTAAACAAACTAAAAAATGATGGTATGGTAACGGAACATACAGCCCAATGAGTATCGCACCTTGGTCATTCAGTAAAGCAAAGGCATTTGAGACATGCCCAAAGCAGTTCTACCATGAGAAGATACTGAAAGAGTATCCTGTCGAAGAGACAGAGGCCATGCGCTATGGCACTGAACTGCACAAGGCTTGCGAAGACTATATTGGTAGCGATGTGCCGATCCCAAAGAAGTTTGGGTTTATACAAGGTATGCTAGACAATCTGAAATCCAGACGTGGTGTAAAGATATGTGAAAAGAAGATGGGGCTAACCGCTGACCTCAAAGCATGTGACTTCTTTTCAAAAGACGTGTGGTTCAGAGGTATAGCTGACCTAATAATCGTAGACGTGTTAGCAGGTGTTGCATATGTCATTGACTACAAAACTGGCAAGTCGGCTAAGTATGCTGACAAGGGTCAGTTAGAGTTGATGGCACTTACTGTGTTCAAACACTACCCTGAGATCAAGAAGGTGAAGGCAGGGCTTCTGTTTGTGGTTGCAAACAGCTTGGTCAAAGCCGAATACGAAATAGACGCAGAGCCACATCTATGGGAGAAATGGCTCAAAATATATGGTAAAATGGAGAAAGCGTTTGAGTCGGATGTGTGGAACCCACGCCCCTCTGGCCTATGCAAACGCTACTGTCCTGTAACTGAATGCCCACACAATGGGAGAAACTGATGCCATATAAAAACAAACCACGTCCGTATAAGAAAGAGTATGAGCAACAAAAGAAACGCGGTGAACATAAAGATCGCATGGAACGCCAACGCGCTCGTCGTGCTATGGACAAGAAGGGTGTAGACAAAAACAAAAACGGCAAGGCCGATAAACGA